CGATGATGCACGGGTAGCTCGGCACCTCGAACACATTGCCCGTCCAGCGACGCACCGTGTTCGGCACCGTCTTGTAGGTCAGCGGCGTGGTTGCGATCGCGGCGAGCGTCGTGTCGATGTTCGTAAGAATCGTCTCGCGTACGGTTGTGCCTGAAGGATAGGCCATCAGCGGATCTCCTCTAGCACGATGGTAACCTGACCAGTCGCAACGCTCGTGCGCACGCGCTGGAGCGTATTGGCCGCGAATCTGACCTCGATGGCCGACTCGCCGGGCGGCGTGTAACTGAGGGCCAGCACGGGCCCGTAGGTTGTCGCCCACGCCCGCTCGACTTCGTCCACGATCAAGTCGGAGCTGTCGTACACGAGCTCGAAGCGACGATAGGCCACGCCGTTCGTGTTGCCTACGGTCGGCGAGATGATGTTGATCTGCCGGCCACGGCTATGCCCGCGGTCGCCGTTCACCTGCACGGCCCGCCGTTCGTTGTACTCGACCATGCGCGCGGGGCACATCGTCCAGTTGAAGACCGTGGTCACGCGCCACCTCCTAGGCCCGCGCGGTCGAGTGCCCTATTCGTAGCGGCACGCAGTCGAGCTCTACGATCTCCTGCCATTGTCGGCGACTCAAAGGTCTTGCGGAATCCAAGGCGCGGCGGGATGTTGACCGACTTCTTGAGGATGTACAACCACTGCGTCTTCGAGTTCTTGCCCTTGTCAGTCTTTGCTCCCGGCTTGCCATCAGACACGATGAACAAGTTTCCAGACTTCGGAGAGCGCACAACTCTCATCTGATCAGGGTACGAGGTGAACAATCCACGCGCACCGTTGGGATACCGTTGCACACCAGACGCTGTCATCGCAGCCTTGAGCGGGATCGTCAGGTACTGCGACCGCTTCGGGCGAATCACGCCGCCGTACTCTTGCAGCCTTGCGTACTTCACTCCTGACGAAAAGACCGCAAGCGTTAGTTGTGAGCCCTTGGCAATGCTGCCCGTGACATCGAATCCGAACGAGCGACGCAGCAAGCCAGAGCGATTCTGCAACAAGCCGCCGTCGGTTCCTTGGCGAGCCGTGTAGCCTGTGAACTGGCCCTTCTTCATGCGAGCCGTGAAGTACGCCCCGTGCTCCTTGAACGCTTTGGTGACCTCAATGTTCAAGGCAGCGGGAATCTTCTTCACCGCCTGCTGGAACTTCTTGGTCTCGATGTCTCCCCTCATCTAGAAGGAGATCCTCATGTACTTGTTCAAGGTCTTCTGGACATCGGTCAGGATCGTGTAGTCGTCCGAGTACGATGTCGAGCTACCACCGACCGAGAAGTTGCCGCCCGCGGACAAGCGACGACGGTGCAGATACGCGACCTGCAAGTCGCACGCCTGCGCGAGATCAGGGTACGCGGTGATGAGGTTCGCCGTGCTCGTGGCAAAGCCGCCCGTGTACACGACCTGCGCGTAGTACGGGGCCACGGGCCGCGAGGCCGCGCCTGTCGTGAACGGCGTGCCCACGGTCAAGAGTCGAAGGATGCCGTACTCGTGCTCGATGATGAAGTCGTCGTCCTTGACCAGCGTCACCGCCGTCGTGAAGTCCGTGCTGTCGGACAGCTTCACCGTGAACGCTGCCGCGCTCGACACAGGCGAGCCCTTCAGCGTCACGAGCCGGCGCGTCCACTTCACTGGGTACACCTCGGTGCGCGCGCTCTGCTGGCTGTGCCGGCGCATCTCGGTATCGAAGCGCAGGCTCGTCGAGGTGATGAGCTGCGCGATCAAGGTGTCCTGCGACACATCGGCGACACCGATGCCGAGCAGGGCTTTCACTCGTGTCGATGTCGTGTAGTCCATGATCAGAGCACCGCGTAGGTCACATTCGAGGTCGCGTCAGGTGTCACGATCTCGTTGAACTGCACCGCCACGCAGGAGGTCTGCGCGCTGGAGCTCGGCGTGATGTAGGCGCGCACATAACGCTTTGTCGTCTGATGATTCACCAGCACCATGCCCGAGCTCAGCGCGACATCGCCCGAGATCGTGGCGACGCTGCCGATGTTCGAAAACGACGCATTGTCGTCGCTGTGCTCAATCTGCACGGTGACGCTCTTGCCCACACTGGCCGCGTTGATCATCACATGGAAGACCGCGAACCGATAGTTCGCGCCATCGATAGCAGTGCTAGCACCAGTAGCACCGCCGGCAATACGCACCACGGTCGTACGCATCCCAGTCCGTTGGTCGTTACGCATCAGAGCACCTCACCTGCGAACGGGCTCGCGCCCTGTTGGTTCTTCTGGTTGAACTGCAAGACGGAGATGATCGGCACATTGTTCGTGCCGCCCACGAATGTCACGCTCGCACGCACATACTCCTTCACCGCATCGTGCGAGATCAGGATCGTGCGGAGCGCATCACTACCGTCTCCTAGGCCCGTGTTGAACGCGAAGGCCGTGCCCGAGACATCAGTCCACGATGAGTTGTCATGACTGTGCTCCAACTTGCCCGTGATCGAGCGCGAGCCAGTGATGCTGATGGTCACATAGAACAACGCGTGCGAGAAGCCACTCGGAGTAATCGCAGCAGTTGTCTCTGTTGCAGTCAGTGCCACGCCGGGGGCGCGTAGTGGTGTCTGCTTGAATCCTAGCTTGCCGTCAAAGTTCATAGGTCGCCCTTCTTCTTGCGTGACTTGCGCGGTGCCTCAGGCTCAACACTAGCAGGACTTGCAGTCGTGTGTTCGACGGTAGGCGCAGCGGCCTGCCAGCGATTGAACAACGGCATCGGCCAGCGGCTCTTCGGTGTCTCGATCGCGTTCGCAGCCGCCGGCACGAGCTTGAACTCCTGACCCTTGATCTCGTTCGCCACCCACGCGTCGTCGAGATCCAGCGTCTGGCCGCTCAAGAGCCAAGCCTTGTTCAAGCCCGATGCCTTCGGATCGTGAAGGACATACCCGTGCGCGACCATGTACAGCTTCATGCGTGCAGTCTACTCAATGGAAGAAGCCGCCACCGATCTCGTCGGTGACGGCTTCTAGTTTGATCACGCGTTGATCAATCGATGTTGAACGCGTAAGCCGTCGCCAAGTTCGGGGTCGGGCTGTTGAGGTCACGGCTGAGTGTCGTGCCCATCGCGCTCGGATTGACCGGGCCGGTGAGGATGATCGTCACGCCATAGATGCCCGCTGCCGTAGCAACTGTTGACGACACTTGCAGGAAGCGTTCCGGCTTCGATGTAGTGCCGCTCTGGTTTACACCAGCCGTGTACGGAGTCAGCTTCACACGACCAACAAACAACTTTTCGTCGTTTGCCGAGGTAATCTGAGTGAAGCTCGCGCCGGGAACATCGGCCACGCCCGTGCCAGAGCTGTCAGTCGCGCTGCGCAGCTTGACATCGGTCGTGCCAGTGGTGTGGGTACCAGCCGTCAGGATGATGATGGCCTCCGAGAAACCAGCCGTGTCCAAATAGGATGCGCTGGTGTAGGTGCCAGCAGCGCGGCTGATCGTCGGCAGGGCTTCAACTACCTGCGCTTGGGTCTGAGAGTTGAGTTGCATTTGAGTGTTTCCTTTTAGTGGTTGCTCGTTAGTGAATCAGCTTGCACCGGTGCCGGCGCAGAAGGCTTCGGGATAACGCACGCCCACATCAACCGTCATGCCAGCGAGGATCTGGGTCTGACGCTTGGTGAAGTTCGTGCCCTCACGCGAGGCCGCGAGCACCATTGTGCCCCACTCCGCAACCATCGACGCAGCGAACGCACCGAGCAGGATCTTGTCGGTGGGCAACTGCGTGGACATCACATAGCGGTAGCCAAGGATGCGCTCGATCTTGCCCGCGTCGATGAACGGGCGAGTCTTCGGCTGGATGTTGGCGTTCGCGCTGGCGTTCTCCTTGTCCACCTGCTGACGCAACTTCTGGAAGAGAGTCGGGTGGATGGCCCACACGAACTCGCCGACCGTCTGCGCGTTGTCGAGGTAGAGCTCCTTTTCCATGTCGAGCATCTTGGCGTAGGCCGCGGCGAGCGACAGGTCGCCCACGCTAGCCACGCTGTTGATACCCGAGGTGTTGTAGATGCCAGTCGGCTGACCAGCGGCACCCGTGCCGTTGAACACCGCAGCGTCGATCTTCAGACCGATGTCACGGGCCAACTGCGAACGAACCAACTGCTCCGCGCCGGGCGCGCCGAGCTCGATCAGGCGGTTCGACAGCGTGCACAATGCGAACACATCGTGCGGGTACAGGTCGATCTGGCCGAAGCTCATGTCACCGCTGGTGACGGCTTCCACTTCGCCGAGCCAGTACGCGGTCGTCGCGCCGGTGATCTTCGGGATCTGAACCGGCGAGCCGGTCAGGCCGCCCATGCGCACGGTGCCCGCGTCGAACGCGACGATGGCAGCTTGCAGCAACGGGATGATCTGGGCCGACATCACTTGGTTCGGGACGATGAAGCCACCGAGGCTGTCCACGGTGGTGACCATGTCCTTGGTCACGACGGCGGAGTCGAGCGTGCCGGCGGCAGCCGAGCACATCTCGTATTCCAGCGGCGCGAACTTGGCGACATTGCCCTTCATCAGACCAGCGACCAGCTTGGCGAAGGAGAACTCCTTCACTTCCTTGCTGTCTTGAGCCAGTCCCGGCACGGCGAAGCGTGCGGCCTTGGCTTCAACTTCACGACGCTGGGCATCCAGCTTCTCGTCGAGTTGCTTGGCGAGACGCTCACACAGGTCGGCGTCACGCTTGTCGAGGTTTGCCTTCAATTGGCCGATCAACGCCTGTGACAGCGCATCGACCGAACGATCATTGATTTCCATTTTGAGTTCCTCTGCGGTCTTTGGTGTCACAGGCCGCGAGCAACGCGCTCGACGACCTGAGCGTAAAACGCCGCAGCGTCTACGCTTTTCGACGACCGCAGAGCGGTCGCCTGTTCGTGTTGAACCGTCACCGCCTTGGCGATGTCGGCTTGGTCGAGACGCTTCTCCAGCGACTCCAGTGCAATCATGAGATCAGATAGCCGCTTGTCCAGCGCGGTGAGCTTCTTGCTCATCTCTTCGCCTTCGGGCTTCTCCTCCATCATGCTCTCTTCGACTTCGACTTCCGTCTCCGTCTCCACTTCCATCTTCGTCAAGGTCGAGAACTTGTGAGCCACGAAGACATCCGTCTCCTCGTACTCGCCGCCCTCCATCTCCTTGTAGATCTTGATCATGGCAGCGGGATCTTCGCTCGTGCCCTCGACCGAGAAGTCCGAGTTCGGCACCTCGATCTTGCCGTTCGTCTCGATGTCCACGATCTCACCCACGGCCATGCCGCCGCTCGAATCCCAAGTCACGAAGTCGCCGACCTTCAGTTCATCAGGCGCGGCCTTCGTCTTCGTGCCACAGCCGCACGCGCTCTTGTCCGCCGAGGCCGTGCCTTCGCGGCACATCGAGTAGGCGACCGCGACCACTTGGTCGATCTTCCACTCGGGGTGCTCCTCGATGAGCTTGGGAATCTTCGCCGACACGCACTCTTGTAGCGGGTCGGCGGCGGTCACGGGTGCGTCGCTCTTGGTGCTCTTCTTCATCGGATCGTAGGCCCAGTTCTTCAGCGAGATGTCACGCTTCGAGATCGGGCACGCCTCGCTGACGGGCTCACCCTGCTCCATGTTCTTCATGCGCGCGATGAACGAGATAGTGCGCTTCGCGTCCTCGATGAGGTCAGCGTCCCAGTTCTCCTTAGCGGTCTCCAGCAAGCGCAGGTTGCGCTTGATCACCGCGTCGGCATCGACGCTCGCCTTGCGGCTGCACTCGTTCTCGTCCCACGCC